CCGGGAATGTGAAGGTTGACCCCCTCCTATTAGTCTAGAAATTTAGAGTCTAGACTGATCCATCTCCATTTAACCCGTGACCGGGTCCCCCTGGAGAAGGGGCTCGTATTACTGTGGAAACGCCACGCGTATAGCGCAGCATAACCTTCCAAATGAGGAGCACGTCTCTTCACGAGTAAAGGTACGCGCAGTTCAGGCCTTTGATAGCGTTCACAATGCCTTTTAACAGGTTTGTGGACATCAAGAGCCATCGTCTGGTAGTAGCGAGAAGTGTTAATGTAGCCTTTCTTTTTGAAAGACTCAGCAACATCAATCGCCGCACACCAGTCCTCTATCGAACGAATACGGTGTATCTTAGGTCTTATTATACGGGATGTCACACCCGCATATACCCACTCACCACACGCTTCCCTCACTTCTGAGCGGATGCATGTTTTAGAGAGGTTGACCTGAAGACCACACGCAGTAAGAACACTACAGACAAAAGGAGCACAAGATTTTGGTACGATTAAATCGTCACCGAATATCCTGATAGGCCCTCTTTTGGCATGCCTATTGTATCTAGTGTAGACGTCAACGCATCCTCGGCATAAAGCCCAGAATACGATAGTCTGTACCGGAAAACATAAGGCACTACCCATTGTAGCAAAACACGTAGAACGTGCATTGCCAACGGTGGGTGTCCTGTAACGTACTAGCGCTTTGTACATCCAGCGAGGAAATAAGAACTTTACAAGTTGTAAAGAAATTAAATCACTCGCATCTTTGAGGTCTATGGTCGCATTGTCTGTGTTAAAACACATTCTCTGTGATCTAGATACATCATTGAAATTTATAGATGTACGCGTCAGATAATGGTCGTGCACGTGTTGATTCAGAAGACTCAATAAGCCCTGTTGGGCAAACTGAAACTCTTTTGGTTCTATACATATTATCCTAGGACCTCTAAAGTCCTTGGGTACGCATGTGACACGTGACGATGGAGCCTGTCCCGCTTCTGCGGGCACAATATCCCTGTCGTTCCAACGGAAAAGTTCCATTGGTAGATGTGGATATTTAACAAAGTTCCATTTATCTGCTGCTTCTTCTTTGTTTGCCACAGCACCTGGACCGTGACGGCCCCATGGTTCCTTAAGGAATTCACGGATCCGTTGAGATTCGGTGCTGTCTATCACGAACAATCTATGCATGGCGGCTTTCGCCTTCATGATCGCTGCCCTTTGAGTTTCATTGGTATTAACCATATGATCCCACAAACGGTGGCGAGGCAATGTGATGCGCTCCATAAATTTCTTTATGGTCTCATCTTCATTGTCATAGGTATCCACTTCTCTTTTGCTCCATAGCAAGAACAATTGCCGCAGTATAAATACAGCGGTTCTTGAATTTGCAGTGGGATTCAGAGGAGTACCATTGTCGGCGTATACATGTTTAAAGTATACATTGAAATGGTGTGGTAGCACTGATCCTTTTTGAAGTCTCCATCCCATAGGCACCTGTAAAGGCGTCTTTTGGACTAAGGAATCTTCTATTGCTCGACCAAGCAACGGCATGGTGACGCATATAAAAGCGTCGCCTTCCGAATCATATCGACGTAATAAATAGTCGATATCTCGGTCGAGATGATCAGTATGCATCCAAGAAGAAATATCGTCCTTCATGGACAGTAGTATAGGACGTGGCTGAAGAGCCACGTTAGGCTTTAAGGTCTCGGTCTTCACCGTTTCCTCCTATAGCCTACAGGGACATTCAGCACACTACTACAATATGACGGTTTACTAAGGAGTAATACCGTCGACTATCTTGTCGATATTCGCATTGGAACAGAACAGACAGACGTTGGCGAGCAAGTTTTTGCTCATCGCTTCTGTCCACGCTGTATCCCGTGGAATACTTAGCTCAATCTTTGCAGTTCCGGTTGAAATTAAACCGGAAGTAGCATTGAGAACGCTATTTCGCATAGATATGATCGCTTTGTCATTACCTTTAGCGCCAGCACTTCCAATTTTAAAGGAAGTTTCTAGGCTCTTAGGCAGACCGAGCGTTCTGGTTACGTCTTTATAGGCGGAACCTGTAGTTGTATGACCTACTAAGGTTTGAGTATCAGTACTCGCATCATAGTTTGTCATGGTATGTGTTGCTGAAGCCATGGAGGCCTCCTTATGGTTGGTCCTATACGCGTTGCAGTATTAATGCTGCACCATCGAATAGGTTCGTTGTGGAAAGAGTTTTGAACACTCCTGCTGTCTCAGATCCGGGTGGAAACCCGGCGGTCCTAGTATAGGTAGTTTTATATACCTGACTAGTTCCGACATTGTGTAGGTCCAGCGAAGTTATCCCATCATAAAGAGTAGCTATTCCACGCAGTCTAGTAGACGGCGTGAAAGACACAGTCTCTTTTGTTGAGTAACCGAGCCTTCTTACGTTATGGTTCTGAAACTTGGAACGTGGGTCCTTTGAGAAGCTTCGCCAGTTGATTAACCAATCAACGACGAAGCTAAAAGGAATTACGTCCCAAACAGCTTCGACAACCTTATCTACTCCCAGACCTTGTAGCATGTATTTCGAATATGAATGAATGTTTATTGATTCATCCAGAAGCGACTGACATGACACAACGGCCGTACGGCGAAATGAATCTGGCGTAAACGTCAGTTCCAGCTCACCGTATGTTTGGGTAGTAGGGTTGCCGTAGGTGACACTATCTGTTTGTCTTGCAGATAGTGATCGAAACGTTGATCGATTATCCTCTAGATATTTTATATGTTCGGATACTGCATTGTGCATGTTGCCAAAAGCGACAACATCACGATACAGTTGTTTCCAACCATATTTATATATAAGATGGATACTAGCGGCATTATTTAGAACCTGAGTAATTGATTGTGACCGTACGAGGTCCTTTAAAGGCTGTAGCGGGCTTTTCAGCATCGCTATAGTCTTAAGACCCTCTGCTACTGTCACAAGTATATTACTCTTTGTCTTCATATGGCCGTCCAACGAGTCGCCAACTTGAGATACTAGATTATTCCAATCAATTACTGGCATGGTAGGTACGTCATACGTTAATGGTGAAGCTTCAATTCCTGAAGCAGAACCTTGTATGCCATACAACCTGAGAGTATTTATGGGAAAAATCGTAGTACTGGGGTAGTTATCCACTTCCCCGGACACACTCGGAAAATGTATAGGCCTATATTTCGTATGAATAGCGTTTTTGAACGCATTCTGCGAGTTGGGCGAATCATTGTCTGCGTGTGACTCATAGTTAGTAGCATAGATCGACCGAGTGGACAAGTCCGTGATACTCTCTGAGTCATTACGATTGTTACAAACAGTGCCTGTATTAGAAGTACACATTGTACTTTTATACTTAACACTCCCGTAACAATGCGTGATGTTACTCATTGAACCTCGCGTTCTCAACCTATTCGTGGCGGTCATGCTATTGTCTCCTCTTAGTGTTCTTAATCATCTGCACAGAGTACCCCCGACCGATATGGTCGAGGCCGTACAGGGATGCCCGTGAG